ATTAATACGTCTATAGCCACCCTTAATAGAGACTTCAAAGTTTCTAAGTTCTGTAGCTACACCGGGAGTTTTAAGTAAATCAATTTGATTTGATGCTGTTACTAAACCACCAGCACATGCAACTGTGTAAGGTTGAGATGTTGCCATAAATTAAAAGTATCTTCTATCGTCTGTCATTGCACGAGGAGTAGGATTAATCAAATTAGATTTCATCATTCTTAGTGCTTTTTTATAATCATCCATAGCAAAAGCTGCTTGTTGTGGAGATTCTTTAAACTGCCAAACATAATATCTTGTTCTAGCAGTTATGACATTCGTATATTGTTCAGGAAATACAACTGTATCTCCGTGAGCTGAAAGTTTTGTAGGTTTTTCAAATGCATAAAAATGTACATTGTACACTTTATCAGGGATTGGACTTAAGCCAAACTTCCTGCCGTCTGGTGATTTAATTACAAACTTAGGCTCACCATAAGCCTGTGTATTTGCATCATCTTCATTTTCACTATCTCTATAATATCTTCTCCAATCAGCTAAGTTTAAAAACTTTAATCCTCTTGAAACAAAAGGAGCTGATTCTCCAGAAACATTAATAGTAGTTAAATAAAAATCATCCCAATCTATTGATGCAAAATCATCTTTAACACTTGAGCTACTAGCTTTAAGTTCGTACCATCTAGTACCAGCTACTGTAGCTACGGTTACGTTTCCATAGAAAGGGTCAGTTTCCCCACTTTGACCTACTGTAAAAAAGGGTAACTGTGGTTCTTCGTTTGCTATATCAAATATAGATTTGTTGACAGAATCCTTGACAAACTGCTGAAGTCCTACAGCACTTGAAAAGTTTGCAGAAGTTAAAGGAATCTCATTGAGTTCTCTTAATACTTCATTAGTTAAATCTAGGTATGTTGTTGCCATTATTTTTTATGAACCTTTTGAATTGCAAAGTTTGCAGTTTTACTTGCACCTTTATGGGGTTTATAACCTCCACTTGGGTCTTTCATTAATTTAAAAGACTTACCAGACTTCATCCAGTGATAGCCTTTTGGTGCTGAAACCTTCATGTTTAGTTAGGCTTGGCTACTTCCATAGCACCACCCATAGCTTTTTGGATTCTACCACCGTACATTTTCTTTTTACGACCCATCATGCCACCGTACATTTTCTTTTTACGACCCATCATGCCACCGTACATCATGTTTTTCTTTTCGTTTGGTTTATGTCCTGCCATTATTTTTTCCCCTTTTCTTGTTCGTATTTAAAATTCATTGTGTTGTAACCCACCATTTCTTTACACATCTTTTCTTTTTCTTCAATAGAATTATAATATGCAAGGTTGCCACTAGGCTTGGGATTACCTGTTTGTTGTTGTTCGTTATGTTTCATAGTTGTCCTAAAAAAGTGGAGGAGTCCGAAGACTCCCCCGTATTGAAATTAATCAATAGAATAAAAAGCTGAAACTAATGCTTCAGGTCTTAATACTTTAGCACCATATACGTGCAATCCTCTAACGATATCACCGAAAGAACTAGGGTCTCTTAGGACCTCAGTTGAGATGATAGTTTGAGCAGTTGCAGTAGATGAAATGTGCCCAGCCAATACTTTACCACTACAAGTAGATGTAGCAGCAACGTTATTAGACTTATACATATCAAAACCACGAAGTTTTCCACTAGAAACCAACCCGTTTCTTATTGACCCTTGACCTGCGTTAAAGTCTACAGACAATAACTTAGAACCAGACTGTGCAAGTTCGTTGTAGAATGAAGGAGGGGCTACAAACCACCTGCCTTCCTCTGGTACGCTTTGCTCATCAAGTAATTTAGCCATGAATGACATTACATCTAGTGGGTCTGTTCCAGTACCATCAGAACCTGTTAGGTCGATACCATTAGAACCACCTTGATGTTGTGCCATTGTTTGTGTAGCTGCCGAAGCATCTGCACCCAAGACATGGTCAGGGCTTGAAGTTGAAACTCCACTAAACATTGAAGCGATAACAGCAGCATCATATGAATCTCTCAACGCATAAGCAGCAGATGAGGTTGCAACTTCTTTGAAGTTTACATGAGACATATTTGTTTCAATATCATCAACGATGAATTTGAAAGCTTTTGCACTATCGACAACAAGTGAAATTTCTTGGTCGGTTAACTTTGTGGAAGTAGTGTCAGAACCTCTTGTATAATCAGAAACTGATATTACAGGTTCTTTAATAATTCTAACTGAGTCTCCAAAAGCAGATATCTCACCGGCATAGTCGGTGTTAGTAATAGCTTCCACTACAGATGCCTTCCTAAAAAAGTTTAAAACCTTCTTGGAATATATCTTAGGTAGGAAGAAACTATTGGTTTGTCCACTTACAGAGTTACCAAAGTTAGCATTAGTATCAGGACTTGGTTCAAAAAACTGAGCCATGATTGTACTCCTTTATAAGTTAATAGTTACTTTACGATTCTGCCTTGTTGCATAGCTTCGCTTATTTCGGCTTCATGCCTATCAAACTCATCCATGCTCATAGCAGCAATCTCCGTTTCAGACCATATTTTATCTTGCTTGGGATCAACCGTTGTTGTTTTGGTCGAGACCATATCAGCAGCAGATTTTTTGGTCTGTTTAGAATTTGACTTTGTCTTTTTAGGAACGTCTATGCCAAAATCTTTTTTAAATAAATCTAAAGCTCTTGAAGCTAGATCAGCATCTTCAGCGTTGTTGTATATCCAATCTTGAATAGACTTAGGCTGTTCTTTTGCCCAACTATGAAAATCTTCACTATTGCGAATATCTTCAAAATCAGGATGCTTATCCATCAATCGCTTTTCAGCATCTTTACGCATTAATTCCTGTTCACGTTGTTGTAGTCTGTCAATTTTCTCTTGTAAATCTTTAGATTGCTCCTTAGATTGTAAATGAGAAACAGTTTCTACAACTTCATAAACATCAGGATACTCTTCTCTAAACTTTTCAAGTTCTTCTACAGATTTTGGAGCTTTGTAGGTTTGTCTGTTATTAGCAGCTTCTTCTAGTAGCTCTTGTTCTCTAGACTTAAATTCATTTAGTTTAGAGTCATAATGACGTTTTAAATCATCATAACGTTTTTTGTAGTCTGGTTTCTTATAAGGAGTATCCTTAACAGCTTCCAAGTTTTCTACTTGTACGTTATCTTCTTGTTCTGCTTCGTTGACATCGCTAGATTTAAACAATTTGTTTTTTTCTGCTGGGTCTTCAAAGTATAACTCGTTTGATGATACAAAAGGTTTATCATCCCCTTTATGCCAAGATTTTTTCATATTATAAGGATTGGCTTGTTCCTCGTTGACTTGTGTAGTCATATTCTCCTCCTACTCAGGGCTTCGTTTAACAAGGTAGCTGCTTGTGCACTGCAGGGCTTGTCTTGTAAAGGTAGCCTTTCAAAAGTTAATGTATGATAAAGTGCCTAATCTCTTAGGGTAGCTTTATCGGTTATTTAGCTTCTAACGTGACGTTGCATAGGATCAAGCATCATTTTAGATTTAATACCTTTTGATATTTCATCTTCATCTGCTATCATCCTGCTTGGTGAATCAACAGTTTCTTTAACAACTCTGATTTCCTGTACAACAGGTTGTTCATCAGGTTGCATAGTTACTGTTTCTTCTTCCACGTCTCCGCCTTCTTGCATTTCTTGTCTTTCATCTGCTCTAGCTTCAGCATCTTTCATCATTGACATTAAGTTGTCGCTTCCGATTTCTTCTACAGCTTTTGCAGTAAAGACAAATTCTCCATCAGATAACCTTGCAGGTATACTGTCAGAGACTCCTGAACCCGGACCTTCAACAGGACCAGACCCAGCAAATTCTTGTGCAACGTCTATGACTTTATCAAATATCATTGATAGTCTGTCGTTGCCTTGTAACGCATCCATTAGAAAATCTTCTTCTTCATTATCTAATGCTTCGTCTAATATAAAATCTAAATATTCATCTTCCATTTCATCATCTGGAAGCATGTCTTCTTCTTGTTCTTCAGGCATTGAATCTTTTTTCATTTCTTTTTTTGGTGCAATCATAATAGCTACACCGCCTTCTTCATAGCCCATACGTTCAACAACTTCAGGTGCTACTTTTTTTAAAGCTTTTAAACCTTCATTTGGCATTTCTACTTCAGTGCCATCTTTGTATTTAATTCTTATTCTGTCGTCTTGTAATAAACTCATGATTCCTCTTTTCTATTTACTGCTTCTTTAACCTGCTCCGGGAGCTGCTCTAAGCGTACCAGAGAATTGATCTTCCCCTGCAACCGGAACATTTCCGATTCCGATGTTGCCACCGCCAGTGCCTGTAGGTCCAAGGTCTTGAGGTTGTGCAGGTGTTCCTGCAAGGCTTCCCATACCATTTGGTTGCCCGTCAAGGCTTTCAGCTTCAGAGCCAGTCGTTTGTCCAACATTTTGCATTCCTATGATTTGTGCCATAATAGCTGCTTCTTCAGGGTCGTTTAAAACTTCATCTGGGTCTAAGTCTAAGCTAAAGGCAAGTTCACTAATTAGTTTAGAAATCTTAACAAACGGAGCAACAGCAGGATTTTGTACAGTTTGTAAGAATGTAGTTAGTCTTTGACTACGTACTTCTTTCTGCATCAAGCTATTGGTTCCGGTGGCTTTAACTTCTAAATCACCATTTATATCTAGTGAGCCTTCAAAGAACTGCATGTTCCATTGGAAGAAAGCTTCTCCTAGAGGTCTTAATAAAAAGTCGTCAAGATTTTTAACAACTGTTTTAATATTTAAACTTGATGCACCTAATAACATTGACATACCCGAAGCAGTCCTTGTCATACTTTGTACACCTGTTTGTCCATGTGAGTAACTAGGTATTCCTGTTTGTTCGTCTGCAAGTTGTCTAAACTTGTCAAACATCATCATGTTTTCTGGTGCTGTGTTAGGAAACTTTAAACCATGTATAGCTTGTCCGGGCATTCCAGCTTGTCTTCTAAATATCTTACCCGGATATATTTCCATAGATTGTCCGCCAACTAAAGCCGACTCATCTACATCAAACACCAAAGACCCAGCCATTGCTAGGTTATCTACAGCCATACGTGCATGACCATTCATAATCTGTTGAGAAT